ACCAGCATCAATTAATTGCCGCAAAACACTTGTTGCTGTTCGCGATAACCCTCCAAGCATATGTATTAGACCAAAGCCGTAAAAGCCTAGGCCTGGGAGGAACTTGTAGTGCGTAAAATAATCTGTACGATTTTTTAATGGATCTTGCTCAAGCCAGTTTCTTTTAATGGAAAGAACTTTTGTTGAGTACTGATCTATTGTAATAATATAAGGTAATTTAATTCCGCTTTCATCTTCAAATCCTGAAACGTCCGCGTTAACGTGCATTTCCAATAATACGTGCTCATCGTCATCTGACGCCAATTTATCACTTACACCATGTAATTCATCAACTTTTTCCTTCACATCATCAGTTGTTGAAACTGATCCTGACACGACAGGAATGTCACGGTAAAAACCGCTTACTTGTTGCTTTCTAAGTGCATTGTCGTCAACTTTTGTCACATGTGTAATTCTTGATGCGTCTTCCAGTGAAGAAGCCATGTAATTAACTACACAATCCTCACTTGACACAAATTTTGACACAGCTCTCTGTGCCACACCATCATAGTATGTTTTTTTGAATGCTGATCCTGAAAGTGGCAAATAAAACAATAATTGGTCCATATCAGGGTCATATTCCTTCATTACATGAACAATTTGGTAATTCATGAAATCTTTCACACGTTTTGCCTGTTCTTCAACTTCTGGCGTAATTTCACCAACTACTTCCGTATTTACGGGTCCAGATGGTGGTAAAAGCTCTTTGTATGCTTGTGCCTGGAATTGTGTTGCTGATTCAGCCAATAATGGATGAATAACACCACTTGCGCCTTCAAACGGCTGTGTGCGGTCGTCATACTTGAATCCAAGCATGTCCAAACCTTTTGTGTATGTTTCTTCCCAATCCTTTCTTGAAATCTTGTCCGAGTCGTACGCGGAAATTAATTTATCCGATAATTTCTTAAGATCACTCTCTTCAATGTATTCAGCAAGATTCGCGCCAAACGGAACTTGTGATTGATCTATAGGTGCATTTGGATCAGTGTTTATTTCAGCTCCACCATCTGGTAGTTCAGTAACTTCAACATTATTTTCCATGGTTACATTTTTATCGGGAAGTTGAACTTCAGTTCCACCACCTCCAGAAATTTCTAACCCTTCAGTTAATGCTTCTATTGCTTTCTCTATTGAACCAGATGCTGGCATTCTTGATTTAATAGCCATTATTTCCTCTTACCATATTTTGATTAACAATTCCACCTTTTTTATAAACAGGTATAGTTGATTCACCAGGAATTTTAAATCCAGTGTTTATATCACGCATTTCAATTAAAGGAATCTTTTCCCATGAATATCCGTTCCCGTCAACTATTGTTGTGTCCTTAAACTTAAATCCACTTTTCTTTGCCATTCTTTTCATCGCTTTTACTCCAATTTCATCATAAAACTTGTCTCCGCCTTTAGGAATTCCACCGTGTGTCTTTTTCATCTTTCCAGTTGAAAGCGCGATTCCATCATAGCCTTTATCCGACGCTAACTTCATCAATCCTTGCATAAACACCTTCGCGTAGTTCTCAGACTTCTGGAATGCCGTGTTTGGGTAGATTTTTCCGCTTCTACCTGTTTCTTTCTCCTGTTTGGCTACTTTTTCCTTTAATTTTTTCATATCAGTCAGTAATTTCTTCTGTGATTTTTCAATTAGCTTCAATTCATTTTTTGTGGCTTCCCCTTCACGTTCTACACGTGATAATTGCATGATATTTTCCTTTCGAAGACGATTTGACTCAAAAGTTTGCTGTTTCTTGTCCAATTGCTTAGCAAAATCACCAATTTCAGCAAGGACATCACTTTTATCCAGCCTCGGTGCATAATTATAGCCCTTTTGTGCTATTGCTTGGTGCAAATCAGATTGAATTTCCTCCATAAGCAGAATTTTTCTTCCACTCTCATCAATTCTTTCACTGAAACGTCCCCATCCAAAGGGTGAGTTTCCAGTATTGCCTTTAAAAACCTCTCCACTAAAGTGTCCTGCCGTGTATTGTGTCTCTTGTGCCCTCACAGCACCTGTATCAAAGTTCTGGTAAAATTTTAATTCACCGTATCCGGACCCGCCAGGTATAAATTGTGTTCCTTCGTGAGCAGGAGTCCTCTTGCTTTTATAAAAAAATCCTCTTCCCTCGCTCATGTCACCTAGGCGGTAAAGCATTTTCTTTGTCCAGAAAGGAATTGGTACATCAGCGGTCATTACCTGCCGATCAAATATATTAAGTGCCTGATAGAGTTGGCTGAACGCCTCCTCTTCCGGAATGTTTCTGGACTGTGATAATTCTTTTATGTCTTCCGCCTTGACAAGATGTTTCAGATCTTCAAAGTGACCCTCTTTTACAATCTTGTTAGCATTATGAAACATACTAGGAAACGCACTTTCCCACAGTTCCTGGAAGTGTGCCCCCTTATGCATTTTAGCTCCATGATATTCTTTTTTCAACAAAGGTATTGTATTATTGTTAATAGGATCTGTTGCTTCAACAGTTTTACTTGTTCCACGCATAATATCTATAAGCTTTCCTCTTAACATAAATCCTACGCGGTCCTGTGGTGGCTGGTGTAAAGCTGTTAATAGCCTTGCGTCATTGGAGAATATGTCTAGATCTTCATACCCTTGAACATTACGTCCTTTTTCACGAATTGCTGTAAGCATGTTTGTAATATCATCCGCGCCGCGTGATACGGGTTCCGCAATCGCTATGTCCATGTCAATCTTTGGCATCTCTCTATTATATGTTTCAAGGAGCTCGGCTTTCGTTAATTTTCTTTTTGGTTCTGTCTTGGCTATGTTATTTAAAAGTGGCTCCAGTCCAAACTCATCTAGCTCTGTTGCGGATACGCCAGACTTATTCTTGATTGTTCCAAGCCATTGCTGTGCACCCATTCTTGATGCATCCGGCATTTCCTCAATCGCGTTAACGGTTGAAAGAAACATTGCTGGCTTGTCTTCCACCGCTTGTGCGACAGCTACTTCTCCTGCAGCTGAGGGTTTCGCAAATGAAGGTTTTTTCATCTCACCTACCCGGGCCACGGCCCTTGGTACTTTGGATAAGGCATTAAATATCTTCGTTGCGCCGGACGCAAATCCGCCAACAGCGAATCTTTGCCTGTCTATGCTTTCCTGCGGGTCTAATAAGGGGAATGTCATGTCATCACTTGTATCAGTTAAATGTCCATTAATCAAGCCACCTGTATTATAAGAGATTCCTTCATTAGTAATAGGAGTGTTAAATTGATCACTATTAAAATATTCTATCATTTCTGGATTTTTTTCTTTCATCGCTTTTTCAAGCCCTATCTTTTTCATTAATCGTTGAAGAGCGGGAAAATTCATAGTTCTTCCATATGTTTTTCCTCCTACTTGTATTTGTTCACGAATCTTGTTTAGCTTTGCCATGTCTTCATCAAAATCCCAATTAGGTCTTCTTTTATCTCTTATATTACGAGCATTATAATTTTTGTAATACTCTCTTGGATTTCCACTACTAATAGCCTCATATAATCTTTTATCTAATTTATTTCTTTCTTTATATAAGTTAGATAATCCTAGGGACAAATTCCATGAATTAGGGTCTGCTGAACTTTTAATTCCTTTACCTTTATAAGATATATGACTCGCGTGAACCCCATAACCCATCTTTAGTATTTTATCTACATCCATGGTTTTCGGATCAATTCCTAATATCTCAGATATTTCTTTTCTAAGATATTTAATACCTGGAAGGTATTTTTTAGAAGCTTGATCTCTTATATTCCATTTTTTAGAAAAATTAGGATATCTTGTTGATAATATTTCAAGTAATGCTCCTGGATTTTTTTCTACTCTTTTTAAATATTCTTGCCATTTATTGGTGCCTAATTTATCCCTTAATCCAACTAAATGATGGGACATTATATTAAGTTGATCTGGTTTTAAAATACCATAAAATTGTCTAAGACTTTCATTTATTAAATTTCTTTCATTACCAGAACCTCTTTGTGCTCTCCACAACTCTTGAACACCTTTAGCTGTTAAAATATTAGTTTTAAATTTATTATTGAAGTCTCTTATGATTCCTGACTCGTTAACAAAGTCTGTAGGTCTTTCCCCAACAACATTTCTAAAGGCTAAATGCTTTAGTTGTTCAGTTTCTGCTGGGGAACTTCCTTTTATTTTATTAAAATTAATTTCATTCAAATCATCATTAATATTTTGTAGGTTTTGTTGTTTAAGTTGATGTGACCATCCAGTTTTAGAATTAGAACCAATATCTCGTTTTTTCATAAAATCTTTAAAATTACGTTTTACCTGAGCAGAAATGTTTTTATCAGATAATATTTTATTTCTATATTTACCAAAAAGCATGTGTCGTTTTTCATTATATAATTTCATAAACCCAGCACTAGGATATATAGGATTTTGAGGACTAGAAAATTCCTTGTTTATTATTTTAATTATTTCCTTAGGAATAGTAGTTTCCTGTGCTTTACCAACTCTTTCATAATGAAGCTTATTTGTTTGTTCTTGAAATTTTTTTAATGCATCTGGTGTAGTAGCCCATTTTGAACGTAGCATTATTTGACCAGTACTTGCTTTTTTACTTTCTTCTTTCTTTAAATGTTTAAATAAATTATCCGTAATTTTACTACGAACATCATTATCTTTAGTAAGAGAAGAATAATCGGCCGTATTAATTATATTAGCAGCTTTAATTTCTTTCTCTATTCCTTGCAGAATTGCTTTTTTGTTTGCAGTCTTTCCAACATTTAATAATCTGTTAGTTGAATGAGTTAATATTTTTGTCCCTTGTTTAGGGTCAGTCTTGAATATTTTTTGTAAAATAGGAAGTTTTTCTAGCTTGGCTCCAATTTCGCCTAAGCTTCCAAGACCTCTTGCAATCCTAGGTATTTGTGCAACTGCGCCTAGAACCATTACTCAGGCCACAGTGAAGCGATGCCGATTGGCGCCGCTACTGCACCTACCTTACCCTTGTTCTGCCACGCCAATTTGCCCATGGTGTATGGAGATTTAACCATTTCTCTTCCGGCCTGGGCAACCTTTCCAAGCGCTGTTGGAGCCTTTAAAATGTTTTTTATATTTCCAGTCGCTATGCTTGTCGGAATTCCAAGAAGCTGTGTTGCTGCCTGGGTTGATGGATTGTCCTGATCGAACATTCCTTTGTATTTTATCTCGGAAGTCGTCTCGTCCATTCCATACATCCCTGCATCCTGCAACTGGTCAAAGCCTAGTATTCCTTCGTATGAGGAAGCTGACGGTGCCATCATGGATCCTTGTCCTTGGTCGTCAAACTTGAATATTCCTAGATTGGGCAATTGCATATCACCATAGCGTGTCCACGCCGCGTTCACGCCTGGCTGCTCCTTGAAATTCTTTACGTAGTAATTGTCTTCGTCCTCGTAAAAATCGTTTTCTGTCATCATTTCCTCTGACTTTTTTTTATGGAAATTAGTGACGTACGTTTTAAATTCCGAGTTATCCTTCCCGTATCTTTCAATGTCGTTGAGAGAATTAATCTCAAATCCCTCTGGTGCGAGGTCCTTGGATAATTCATTAATAAAAAATTCTTCCGTTAGAACTTTACCATTTAGGTAATTTTCCAAGTAAGGAATCAAATTCTCCTCCGATTGTCCTTTCTTTGAAATCTTCGTAAAATCATCGCTTTCAAGTTTCGTGGTCTTTAGGTTCCGGAAATAGTCCCATGTTCCATGGTACTTAGATCCTTCCCAAGCGTCTCCTAAATTTTCAGTTGTTTCAACGGATCCAAAAGGGGAAAGTATTCTCCTCGCTCCAGGAAGAAGTTCAGTAGCGTATTCGGCAATTATCTTCGGTTGGTTGGCGATTGCCGCAAACCAGTTTACTCCCTTTTCATCCTTGGGTTCCGCGTCTAGTGTACCAATTCCCTGTGAATATTCAGCCACGGTGCTCGGTTCATTTTTCCAAGAACTATCATATTTGTTATATCCACGTTTTGATAATGCCTTGGAACTTGCTGTAATAGGATTATCCTCTATAAATTTTCTCTTTGCAGCTCTAACCTTATTTAGAACTGGATTATTGGATAATTTTTCATTTTCTGTATACGACGCCATTAGTAGTAATCTCTCCTGTTATCACTTTCGCTCTTTTCGTCAGCAAAATCATCTTTAAGTTCCACATAGTATCCTTGCCGATAGCGCATTAACGCTTGCGTCATGCTATCAACATAATCGTCATGGTCCCCAAAGGGAAATGCTGCACACTCCTCGATAACTTCTTCTGCCCAACGCCTGTCTAATGGAGCATATACTGCCCCTGATTCGAATATAGGTGCGACACTGTTTACCCTTGAATGTTTATCATTTCCCTTCGACGGTGTAAAGTTAATTACGGGGACCCCCGCCTTTTGGAGCTCGTGTGTTAATGGAAGGCCGCTCGCCTTCGCTTCCACAAGCACCAATTCCGGTTCCCAATACTTGTACTCCTCCTGCGCCTTGTCTTTTAACTCTGGAAAATTCCATCGTCCACGCTTCGCGTCGAGTAAAATTATGCATGGCTTTCCTCCCTCGTCTGGGTGGAAAACACCCCATGTTGTAATGGCACTGTAATCAGCCGTTTCCCTTGAACTGAATGCGGTGTCGTATGACTGTATTATATACTGCAATTCTGGTATCTTGTCACTATCCCATTTCTTCCACCACTCACGTTTTATAAGTGCGCCCTCCTCGGAGGTTGGAGCCTGCATCCACTGTGCTTGCCACTTGGTTAGTGGAATGGAAGCCTTTACTCCCATTAAGCCGTCCATGGACCAGAAATTACCCCACATAGGTTTATCGTTTATGACAGCAGGAAATTCAACAATCTCCCACTTGTCTGACATTTCACTTTTTCCTTGAGCATCCAGTAATTTTCCTGTTAGATCCTTAATGGACCAACGTGTCATAACTAGAACAATCGCGCCACCCGGTTGTAAACGTTGACGAGGACCAGACGTATACCACTCATAATGTTGTTCCAAAACGTGTGGTGAAAGAGCATCTTGCTCCGAGTGCGGATCATCAATAATAAGTAAGTCAGCGCCACGGCCAGTAATAGCCCCACCGACGCCGGCAGCAAAATACTCGCCCCCATGATTACTCTCCCAACGGCCCGCAGCCTTTGAGTCAGCTGCCAAAGCAACTTCTGGAAATACATTTTTATATTCACTTGATTCAATTAAATTTTTAGCTTTACGTCCGAACCTTATCGCCAGTTCACCTGTATGTGTTGTTTGTATCAGTTTTGCCTTAGGGTGTCTACCCATATAGAATGCAGGAAACAAATGTGACGCAAATTCTGACTTCGTGTGCCTTGGAGGCATGTTAACAATAAGTCTTTTAAGTTCACCATTGGCAATACGGTCAAGCTTCTCGGCATAGATTTTATGGTGCTTGCCTTGAACAAACTCGGGCCAAACAGACTTAACAAATGTTAAAAAATCCTTTTGAGTCCTCTCACGCTTCTCTTCCACAGCGTTCTTGAGTATGAGCTTAAGTGTATTGGTATCTAGCGATTCTAAGTTAGAATTGTTTTCCATTTTTTAAAAATTTTTTAGAGTAGGGTATATTAGCATACTTCAAACGATTTTACCAGTCTTTGACAGTCTCCGACTTGCCAGAACTAAAATTAATCGGAGTCCCAACTCAAAAGGGGGGGGTGCCCCGTGGTTTCAGCCGCAGAGCGGGCGACAGACATAGGTGCGAGAGATCCGGAGCTACGTCCCGGGCGCCGACTTATCCACAGGTTATCCACAACCCGGGCGCGGCAAATTGTCGCACCACTACATGTAGTAGTACACTTGCGCCATGCATACTACATCCCGGGCGACTTATCCACAGGTTATCCACAACTAATTGTAATTAGCTATTGACACTATATCTAGGTGTAATCAAGGTCGAGGCACTACATCTTGTGTCAACACATTTATTAATACTTATCCACAACATATTTCACCTATTCATATCTATTCATGTTATAAGATAACTAGAAATAGAAAGGACTACACTATGACAAAACAAGAATTCAAACAACACGTAAGAAATGGTTTCTTTAGTTGTAAATGGGTCATGAATAATGGTCAAGTTGGCAAGGTTAAGCGTGGTATATTAGGTACTAATGCTTATCGTTTTACTAACGAACAAACTAGAGAAAGCATAAAAGAACATGACAATTATGTTCTTGCTTTTCGTGTTGGCAATGGCTTATCGCCTCAACATAGACGTTGGGTTAACATTAACCCTAATACAATTACTCACATTAATGGTGTTGCTGTATGAAATTCAATACAATAACTTTAATATGGTCAATAGCATTAGTGCTATTGACTTTTCAAATTTTCCTTTTAGGTTATGATTGGGAATTTACAAACACACTTATATATAAATTTGTTCTTTTAATGGACGGCTTTATATTTGGTATAGTAATAAATGAATGGAGTAGTAATGACTGATAATTTACCAGCAATCATCACTTCTAATGGTGTTGACGTAACACCTGTTTTTAAAGAGATGATTGATTATTTAAAAGAGGAAAAGGAATTAGGCAACCTTGATAAGTTGTCTGATGTCAAAGTTCCAATGACTTCAAGTGCTGATTGGAAGTTAATATGTGGTGTGTTGTGCAATTCAATAGTTGAATGGGCTTCACAAAATGCAAATGATGGGGGAAAAGACTTAATCGTTCACATGCAATCAGATATTGGATACCTAGTTAAACGACTAGGTTTAGTGGAATAAGTAGTAGTCCACTTATAAACCACGATAAAGGGCGATATAATATCGCCCTTTTTTTATGCCTAAATGCAGGAACTCCTGAAGTTATTCACCTGCGGTCCCGGGCGAAACATCAGATACCTGGAAATGTTGTGGAGTTTCAACATGGAGTTTGGGAGTTTGGTTCAGGCGCTGCGCGCCCGGGCGTTGTGGATAACCTGTGGATAACCTGTGAATAAATCGAGGAGTTAGGGAGTTTGTGAGGGGGCAAATTTGTCATTTCTGTACAACCCCCTCGAAATTTTTAAGGCAAGAGCCGAATAACTCCGTTTATCTTGCCTCGTATCTTTATACACTTCCGTACGCATAAGCGTTCACTAAAGATTCATCATTATATCATCAAATAGGTATCATGTAAATCCTCTCTTTCTATTTATCATGTATAACTTTCTACCCTCAGGGAGGAAAGCCCGGGCCCTGCGGGACAAGAACCAAATGTCAATATGACATATTGTCGCACCCTTGGGGAGCTTAGGAGTTTGAACTGAACTGGCAGCTCCTGAGCCCGGGCTGGAAGAGGTTATGGAAATAGGTACTGGAGAACCAGCAAAATTAACAGGAGTTTCAGGGGAATTAGTAGTAATAGTAATAGCATTTCATTCTTCTTTCTTGTAGTCCAGGTATATATAGTCAGGAAGTCCTGGCGTGTCAAGGTCCTCACGCAAATAAATAATGGCGGATTTCCGCCGACTTACCACGGAGGAAAGCCCGGGCGCGCCCGGTGCCTGAAGCTCGATCCTGAAGGTCAACCAAAAAATGGCAGACTTCCGGGAGTTTGGGAGTTTGAGACTTGACAGGAGTTCGCTGCGCGCCGGGCGCCCGGGCTGGAGTTATCCACAGGTTATCCCGCGACATATTGTCGCGGGAGTTTGGGAGTTTGAGCCTAATTCTCTTGTGGTCTAAATATGTCTTTTATTCCTTGTGCAAATGTACTCTCCTGTTCCTCAGCTAATGATTCAGCTCGTTTTGCATTGCGTGTCATCACAGGAACAACCCCATCATAATGATTCGCAATCCTATTTAATATGTCTGTATTCTTTTCTAAAGAATCAGCAATTCTATCTAACAAATCGCATAATGCGTTTGAACTATCTTCGGGTAATACCATAATTTGCTCCTTTATTCTATTTCTATATATAATATAACACCTAACCCACTCTATTACAACCCCTCTCACAAAATTTTTGTGGATAACTTTTCCCTGAACTTCAGGAGGAACTGGCGCGCAGCCCGGGCTCAACAGGGCTGGCATCTCGATCCACGAACAAATGGCAGACTTACGGGAGTTTGGGAGTTTGAGAGTTTAGGAGCTGCGCGCCGGGCGCCCGGTGCCCAGCTGGACTTATCCACAGGTTATACACAATTAAGGGGGAGTTTGGGAGTTTAAGAGCTTGACAAGGTCCATGTCCTCGAGCCTTCCCTCATACAACCCGGGCACAAGATCCATGGTCTTTTGGCCGAGGGCCTCGATGCTTTCGCCTGAAAACAATTTGACCTTGTTGTCCTTGAGCCCCCCAACAAGGATGTAAACTGGTGCACCGTGTATATAATGGATCATATTCCATGCTCTTTGGAAGACTGAAAACTTTACTTTATTATTAGGCTGGACTATTTTTAGTTCAAGTGTAAAGAATCCTGTAACATTGTGAAATATTACGCAATCCGGGAATCCTGGAGTAACATAACTTTCAAGGCGTGAAACAACGTATCCCTCACCATCGTTCAAGCATTTCTTTAAATTTTTCCAAAGCCTTGTTTCCGGCTTTACGGTCATATTTTGTCTTGTCTCTTACTATCTTCTGCTTGTATTGGGGTGATGTCCTTAATTCCTTCGCTATCGGATTCCTCTTCGACCGAAATGATAGTTTTATCTCCTTCTTTTTTAAATTTTCCATCTAATCCTAATTCTTTCAATTGTTTTAAAACGTCTTCACGGGACATAGAATCGATAGTTCCTGTCCTGATCTCTTTGCGGTCAATGTACAATCCTGCGGCTTGCCCTCGCAGGCGCTCAGCATTAACAGCAGCACTATAAGACTTTTCCGATAGTGACTTCTCACGTAGCCTTGCCAATTCCTGTACATGTTTATTTAATTTAACCTCGTGTGTCTTTTCTAATTCAGCTCTTCTATTAATGATAGCATCTACCACCTTTGGGTATCTTTTACCATTTAATAGTACTGATGCTGTCACATTAGCAGATGCCTCTGAGTATCCAGCTTGCCTTGCACATTCTGTTGGAGTCATCCTCCCCTCATTCTCAGAATAGATCTTGACAAAGACTCGTTGCTTATCTGTCAACCCATCATTCCTAATTGGGTGTTTTAAAGCTCCTCCTGTCTGCCTTGTTTTAGACATAATCGTGGCACCTATCGTGGCACCTCTCAATCTCTCATCGACCATTAAAAAACCCGCTGTATAGTTGAGATTTTACTCATTTTATTATCTAAAAAACAAAAAAGTTGCTTGCGTCGTCTACAGTAGTGCCTTGGCAGTGCCATGGTATAAAGTATTGATATTATTGGATAAACAGGCCATCGTGGCACCATGGCGCCTCTACCCGGTACTTTACGAAAATAAAAAAAACTTTTAAGCAAATATTCCACTATAGGTGCCATGCTAAGTAATCGAAAGTGACCGATTTCTGCCCTTTTTGTTTCTGAGCCATCCTCTATCTATTAATTGGTGCACATATCTATACACATTTTCCTTTGAATGTAATCCTGCAAGTTGTTTTATCTCCTCATAGGATGGTGAGTACTCATTTGATTTAATAAAATCTCTGATGATATCATACACTGTTTTTTGCCCAGGTGTTAGTCCTTCTTTCATAATCCACCCTAGTCTTTTATCGTGATATGCTTTTTTATCCCCTGTCATATGTTTTATCCCTCACTGCCCCTGGTGTATCATTGTATCCTTTTGCCTCTGGGTTAGGCCCATAGCCCCTTCTTGTATGTCTTAGCATCTCGTCATACCCCCATTCATTTATTACCTCCTGTGTAATAGACTTTTCCAATGTACCCTTCAATTCTTTTTCATGATCATCAAGAACCAGTCGCGTAGGGCCCTTCTTTCTAACGTATGTTGATATCTTTGACCAGGTGATAATGACGTCCCGTTTATTGGGCCTAAGAAATCCTTTCTCTTGATCCAACCTTGGGAGTTCATCTTCTTTATCGTAGTTATCCCTAATGTATTGTAAGACTGTCTCATCATCTGCAAATTCCTTTACTATCTTCTCTATTACTCTTTTTTCTTGCCATAAATTAATCTCATACGTTTGCATATAGTACCCCTAAATATTCTATTTTCTTTACCCAGCCTTTAGGGATTGCCGTTGCCCCACCACCCTGGTTGTCATCCTTATCCTTGCACCACGAACGCATAATCACAACTTTCTCTTCATTATTCACCATCATCCATCCAACTTCCATACAGTTCGCTAGGGGAGCCTTTATAATATCCTTAACATCAAGCCACCCTGTTTCCGTGTCACGTGCATCCACCCAGTGAATGCGTACCATAGGAATGGAATTTATGTCCATTAATTAAGCTTTTCATTCCATTTGGATGAAGCCTTACTATACTTATCCTGTAGATCTTTTTCCTGCTCAGTAGTGTCAAATACACCCTGGTGCCGCTTATCATATCCCTCGGCAAACTTATCAATGATTTCCATCAGCATAAGAGTTGGAAAGGGTACGCCGTGCACCTTTACTCTACTTATTTCATTTAATGTTGTGTCAAAATTATCGCCCTCATTCTCACATTTTTGAAGGACCTTATTCATTTCCTTTGCTGCCTTAATTAAATCTTCCATTTCTTTTTCTCCTTAATTTTTACTTCTTTTAGCAACGCTTCCTTCTTAATAATATGCATCATCTGTTGTCCTGGTCCTCGCTGCGCGGACCTAGCCATCTCGAGCAATGCATCATAGTACGGAATCTTTATCGCCACACTCTTGTATTTTGTTGTATCAACCATTATTTTTCCGTTGAAAGTTTATTGCCGTGTTTCTTCACGTGCGCTCTAGCACGCTTAAGGTAACTATCTATTCCCATTCGCCCTCCAAGAGTAAAACATACTCCTCCATAGGCAACGAGAATTAATCCAATTGTAAATGTCATCATGATATCTTCTCAATCCTTTCTACCCACTCACGTATGAGAGGCTTTCCTAGTTGCATTGGACCTTGCAAGTATTGTGCTGATCCATCCCCACCAATGTATTTTAGTGTACGTATCATCGCGTCTTCTTCGTTCTTTGCACGTATAGTGTACGCAAAGGTATATTCCCTCTTCGTAACAATCCGATATGTGTTCTTTTCCTCGCCCTTTTCAACATGGAACGTATTAATTCCACCAATGATCTTATCAATCTTCCCTTCCTGGGGCCGTTCGAAGGCGATAACTTTTTCCTTATAGTTCTTAGCATCTTCAATCGCTTCCTTGGCCCTCTTTTCACGGATTTTTTGCCGCTCGGCTTGAATATGTTTTTCTTTTTGTTCATTCATTTATGATAGTACTCCTATAATCCATAGCGTTCCAAAAAATACAAGTGCAAATGTTGCTGGGTCCATTAATCAGTGCCCTCCCAATCTTCATTACTTCTTACACTCATAGTTTCTTCCTCTTCAAGGATATCATTGATCTTTTCAATTGATTTCTCTATTTTACTCATCTCTTTTTTGATCTTTTCTATAGGTGTCTTCGCCATTGTATGATGCATCATAAATTATCTCCTAGTTATCCTGCCCTCGAAGTTCATTCTCGAAGGATTCTCTTTCGTATTCGTAACGGCGGGTGAGGATTGTATAAACCCTCTCCCACCTCTTACGGTCGAGCAACTCTTGGCCTGTCTTAGGGGCGCGTAATGCTTTTCCCGCAAGACGGTCTTTTTCTTTAATTAATCTGTTGTACAGACTCATATACCAAATGCTATCTCTATGATGTATTTGCATACTATTATAAATAAGAATATCTTAATAGGAATAAATATAAACCACATCATCTTCGCACCGCTATATATTCATAATCAAAATTATCGTGTTTCTTCTGCACCAACGTGACCAGGTCCTTGTCATAAGCCTCATAGGCATTGATGCGCAGGTTTCGAACGCGTCGTTCATCCAGTGTGGGTGAAAACTTCTGTAAATTAGGGGCAAATAAAAATCCACGGTAATAGGTGATCTCATTTCCCTTGATGGACTTATGAATCCATTCATCGAATTTCTTAATGCTTAGCATAATATTGTCAAAATTCCCATAGCTATAATATTGCTTAACTTTTTTACTAAAGCGTCCACTCTTGTAATACTTCCTAACCGAATCGTCTGTTGAATCTTGTAATAACATTTCTAACTCTTTCATTTTCTTTTACTGCGTTCTCTAATATCTGCAGTACAAAATCAGCATCGCTCTTGGCATACTTGTGTGCCCAGCTTATTGTTGCACCCATGCTTCCACACATCCCAGGATAGGATACGGTTGCTGTCTTCTTTCCTTTGTTAAAGGAATATTGGTTTATATCTACAAAACTTCTTACACTCATAATTTCTTCCTCTCCAGTTTTAGTTTGTTGGTAGGCCAACCCTCCTTTCGGAGTACACCGAAGTGCATTGGGTTAATTGACCTACCCTTAGAACTTATAATATGACTATTATAACAGCCCATATTATACAGTAAATGATGGGATAAATCAAGTAAATAATTATCGCAGAAATCAGCCAAAAACATGTGTCAAGTAAAAAAACATTTTGTCGTTGCATAAATACAACAGGTGTTGTATAACTAAATCCTCAACTTCATTTCATCTCGGTGGACTCTCATCGCACATCCGTGCGAGAGGGTCCCTTTTTTAAGGACTAAATCTGGTGGCAACAAGAATAAGAAATATCTGGTATAAATTCAAAAAATGGGTAAGATATCAACCTCATAAAGCATATTTACGGGGAAAATAATGATTAAAATTTGGTTACTACTGATGATAATGTCAACGCCTAATCAGCCATCGGTTAAGTACACGGCAACCATATACCAGACGGAAGAAACATGTATGCAGGCAAAAGAGGGATATATGGAGGCATTTAAGGCACAACCAGAAAAATACAAGGGTAAAATAATGACGGACGCCTTTTGCGTGCCCTTTGATTCTTTCCTTATTAATGGTCTACCCCCTCCAGCAGGCGCATGAGAATTATTC